TTGACGATGACATCTTTCCCGTTTTTCAGTTTTGCGCGATGTACCTGTCCAATACTCGCAGACTTGAATGGTATTGGTTCAAACTCTTCAAAGTATTCTAAATTTACAACATCTTGTACAACATCATATGCCACCGGAGGAACATTGTCTTGTAAAGACTCCAACTGTTTTGTGAATTCGGGAGGGTACAGATCGGCTCTCGTAGATGCGATTTGACCCAATTTCACAAAAGTCGGTCCAAGTTCCAAAAGTTGATCCCTCGTCCAAGACCCAAGTTCTGCCTTATCTTTTACAAAATTATTTTTCCATACAAATTTGGCGGCAAACTTCCAGGTCTTCATCTTCTGTGACGGAGGGGGTTTCAGTGGTCTATGACTTGCTGTGCATAGCATCCTAGTCTATGGAGATATTTTATTTTTTATCTTAGGTTATTTTAAATGTCACAGTTGTCGAATGTTCTATCTCCGGTATCGAAGCCGATTGAAAAAATGCTCAAGATACCCATTGTCTTTTCTCTGATTATTCTGTACCAGGGTCTCTTCTCGGCGACCGCCATGCAAATTCCCTCGCGTCTCAAAGACATGTTTGAGAATAAAACTTTCCGATTCTTTTCGTTGATGCTCATCGCCTTGAGTGCGACGTCGGACGTCGAATACGCGCTCGCGTCTGTATTGATTTTCTTATCGTTCATATATTTGTTGAAAACCCCGGAAGAGCGTAAGAAATCTGGATTTGTTTAATTTTGTAAGTATATAGTAGAATGAAAGTTCATATCATCGGTGCAGGCCCCACGGGCATGTCTGTTGCATGGGAACTTCTCAGCACACGACCGTGCGATGTGACAATTTACGATAAAAAGTTGAGTGCGGGTGGTTCATGGTGGGAACCATCTTCAGAATATCGCGATTTACATGCACACCGCATCGTCTTTGACAGGGCGTTTATTAATACACGAAATCTTTTCGATGAAATGAATATTCGTTGGCACGATGTTTTCGAACCGGTTGAATACAATTATGGATACATCATGAAACACATGTCATTCACGGATTATCTCGCGTTGGGTTCACTCGCGCTCAAAGTTCTCGCACTTCCGTGGAGATATTCTAAAATGTCACTCAAAGAAGCTCTCGGGGATTCGATGAGTGACGCGGGTAAACGAATCATTCAACGACTCACATTTCAAATCGATGGCGTTCCGTGGAATGTCATGACGGCGTATGAGTTTGTTAAAAGTTTTGATCATGCAGGTCTCTCCACGATGTACACACAACGCGTATCGGGACGCGCCATGTGTTATGCCATGCAAAAGGCACTCATTAAAAAGGGTGTAAAGTTTGTATTTAATAAAGAACTCGAAGATGTCGACTATCTTCAAAATGAATATTTTGCAAAGTTTAAAGATGGAACCGAATTATCCGATGGTATGCTCGTCATGTGTATCGATAACACACCCGCGATCAAACTCGTCAAAGAGAATTGGGGACCCGATGCGAAGAAACAAATAAGTGAGAGTACGTACGGGTGCATCAACGTTCTTCTCGATTATCCACGACCGATCACATTAGAAGATGATTTGAAAATAGCTGTCGAAACTCCATGGAATTTACAACCCGTCGTACTTTCTAATAAAACCACCGTCTCGTGCGTCATATGTGACCTCACGGATGAAATCCTAAAAACAGATCCTAAAACACTCATACGCGAAGTCATTCGACAGCTTAAAATTCCAAACCCAAAGAACGCGCGTATAGGATGGGGTTCGACGTGGACGGGTCAGCGATGGACCTTTAGTCAATCTTCGGGTGTTTTGAGTGTACACGGTCAGGTACCATTTTTCGGTCACTGTACACGAGTCGCGTTGTGTGGCATGATGTCTCCGAGAAGTACACCGTACTCGAGCATGGAAGCCGCCGTCGAAGTTGGTAGGCGTTTTTGTCACGAGACGTTCGATGCACGCAAACCTCTCTGGCCACTCACCATAACGAGACTTATAGCTATATTGTTATTAATAATATATGTTATTCGACGCCTCCGTGCATGAACCCATGTACGAACATAATGACAAAAAATATATACGTATCGTCGTACCCGATTCGATATCGCAAATAATCCGACGCATGCATACATCCAAAAGTCACTTCTTAAAGAACGTGCGCGTCGACGATCCGCTCGATGGACGAATACTGACAGTCAAAGTACCATTTCGTTACAGGAGGGTCATGTGCGAGGTTAAAGGAAAACCCGTGCAATCTCTCGTAAGGAATGATGATGTCATCGTGGACGTTGAATTTATGGGTGTGTGGAATGCTGGTGATTACAGTGGATACTCGTGGAAATTGAAATCTATTCAGTCACCTCCTTAACTTCTTCCTCATCGGTGGCTTCGGCTTCAGCTTCGATTTCGCCCTCTTCAGGCGTTTCCGAACGAAGCGGCACTTCGACGTTTTCGAGACCAGCTTCCTTGAAGCCACGGAACACACGGAGCGAACCTTCGAGACGGAAGATTTCTTGCGTCATTCCATTGATGGCTTCGGTGATCTTTTGAATGTTTTCATCGACGTTAAGAGTAGGCATTATATCGATATAAAGTTTCAAGTCTTTAAATCTATATAATGGAAACCTCTTTGACGAGGACTGGATACCTCGTGAGTGGGTGTGATTTATCACAAATAAAAAAAGAACTCACGGTAAGACCTATAGTTAATAATGACTTCGGGTATCCTCCACCACCTTTTAAGGTATTTAAACCAGCTAAGAATGGAATCTGCGTTCCAAGATACTTTGGAACTGACCTACTCGGATCTCCCCAACGAGATAAACGTCCAGAACCCACAAAATCAAACGCTCGATTCATGGGTACACTCAGAGATACAACCCATCAAAACGAAGCTCTTGCCGCTGCTCTTAAGGCAGGTCACGGAGTTCTCTCACTCCCATGCGGGTATGGCAAGACCACCGTATCCCTGGCGATAGCATGTAAATTGGGATATCGAACCATGATTATCGTACATAAACAGTTTTTAGCCGATCAATGGAAAGAGCGTATTCAGCAATTTTGTCCGGGTGCGACCATAGGCGTCGTGCAACAGGATAAGAAGGATGTCGAGTGTGATTTCGTCATAGCCATGCTTCAGTCGCTCGCACTCAAGGAATATTCTTATAGTGATTTTGAATCTATAGGAACACTCATCGTGGATGAGGCGCATCACATTTGTGCTAAGGTATTTAGTCAGAGTTTATTTAAACTGTGTCCGAAGCACATATACGGTCTCTCGGCGACACCGGAACGAAAAGACGGTCTCACGAAAGTTCTTCACTGGTTCATGGGTCCGACGTTCTTCGCGGTTGAACGAAAGAATCAAGATCAAGTCGATGTATTTCCCATAGAGTATGAGTGTGAAAATTATAAAAATCCACCACCGTGTACTCGATTTGGAAAGTTGTCACTTCCAAACATGGTGACGATGGTCGTCGAAGATCGACAGCGAAACATTATGCTCGTAAATCTCATTAAAAAGGCATCCGCTGGTACGAGACAACTTCTCGTGCTCAGCGAACGTCGTTGGCATTGTGAATTTCTTCACCAGTGTTTTCCCAAGACATCGGGGTTGTATATGGGTGGCATGAAAGAAGTGGATCTCCAGGCGTCTTCAAAAAAGAAGATCATCTTTGCGACTTTTAGTCAGGCGCACGAAGGTCTGGATATCCCAACCCTCGACACCGTAATATTAGCGACACCGAAATCCGATATCGTCCAGTCTATCGGCCGAATCATGCGAGAAACGAAAGGTAAAAAGAACAATCCACACATCTATGATATTCACGATAAATGGTCCATCATGACAGCCATGTATTACAAACGTATGAAAGTCTATCGTCAAGGAGGGTTCAACATTCCCAGACACGCGACCAAAGAAGAGCCTTCGGAATTCCCTCAGGGAAAGTGTCTGTTTTTATAATCTATACATAAATTAAATGTCTGGAGCATTAGTTCAGTTGGTGTCCAAGGGTGCCCAAGATGTTTATTTGACGACATCGGACGGTATGTCGTTCTTTAATCTGAAATATTCGAGACATACGAATTTTTCACAAGCGCCAAAATTTATAAAGGAGGTCACGAGCACGGATAACTCCATCGTCATCCCAGTCTACGGAGACATTATCAATTCGGTGTGGTTTGAAGGCACGGATCTTCTTAATAATTTTTTTGAATCAACGATCGATCTATACATTGGTGGACAAAAGGTTGACTCGTATGGATACGACTATATTTCCGATATATGGCAAAACTATTTGGCCGATACGTACACAAAGTCTCAAGAGATTAATAACAAGTGTTCGACGACGAACCCCAATTTTCTCCCGTTACACTTCTTCTTTTGTGATAATAATTCATTTCTCCCTTTATTAGCTCTTCAATTTCATCAAGTTGAGATACGAATAAACTTTAAAGCGACGAATGTAGCTGGTGTAAAGTGCTATGGAAATTACATATTTTTAGATACGGATGAACGTAAACGATTCACTGAAAAGCGCATGGACCTCATCGTCACGCAGGTGCAAAATATAAAGAGACAAATCGTTTGTGATGACACCGAATATTATAAAGATATTCTCAAAGTCGCAGAAACCGAATACAACGAAGCGAATACTTTACTATTGTCTTTACAATCGGCAAATCCCGTCAATCAACCCGCGGTCGATGCCCAACAAATCGTTGTAAATACGAAACTCGCTACATACACCACGGCGCAGACTAATGATAATCGCGATAATACGAATGGTGGTGGTTATAATGATATCGATATTTCACAATTCAATCACCCCGTTAAGTCCCTCTTTTTTGGATACGTCACGAGATCGGCGGAAGTCGAATCGGATCGTTTTTCCTTTACGACCGCTGATATTCAAATCAATGGAACACCACTTCTTGAGAATATGTCACCGTTATACTTCCACATCGTTCAAAACTATAATAACAGTAAATTTGGTATCATTCAATTCGACGAAACCGAACACTGTCCATTTTATACGAGGTATTTTGCGTATAATTTCTGCATGAACGCATCTGAATACAAACCCACGGGTACATGTAATTTCAGTCGACTCGATAACGCAAAACTTATATTGCGGGGCGCCGTCAAGGGCTACTTGCGCGCGGAAACGGAGGAACTCAGTATCTATGCGGTGAGTTACAATATCCTGAGAGTCGATAAGGGTATGGCTGGAATTCTATTTGCAAATTAAAACAAATTCCAAACATGGAAATAAAAATAAACTTAAGCGCTATCTGTTGCAGCTAACACGACAACACCCAAGATAAAGGCTAAAACTAGATAATTACATTCTGTTTCTTCTGGCCCTGAGGGTTCACGTTCCAGCTGAGGTCGCCTGACCTCGAGCTGATGAACCACGGGCGGATCTTCCTCTAGGGGACAGTATCCTATCATCTATGATATACTCACAGATTAATTTCGGTTTTCTTCTTTCGTCTGGTCCTCTTGGGTTTTGCCGTCGTCGAGACACTCACTTCTTTCAGTTCACCGCCAGTTGATTCACCAGAGATAGACACGATATCAGACACATCATCGTCGTCCATCACGGGTTCCGGCTCCCGAGTCACGGATATCGGGGATGTGTTCATCGGTGGAGGTGGTGGCATCATGATACCACCCATTAGCTTTGAAATGTCAATGCCCGGTCCTTGCATTTCGTATTGCCCATTGTCATTTGAGGATTGTTCTCGCTGCGTGTTCGAGGCCGTAGATTGAACCGCCTGAACCATGTTCTTCATGAGATCGGGGTTTTGCTTGAGCACGTCGTTCATATTCGGAAGTGCAGCCTTCATCATCGAGGATGTCAAGTGGAACATCATCGCAGAACCACCGAGCATCATGATAAGCTTGACTTCTGGTGCGACGTTGACCTTGCTTCTGTATTTTACATAGAGTTCTTCGAAAACATTATCGTAATCGTCTTGGTTCTCCATCACTGATTCACTCCAGCCTTCAAGGTGGAGTTCAAATGGATTATAACGCTTATTCAAAAATTCAAGACCGGTGACACACGCGATCAACATGCGCTTACTGAACTTGACGGATTGCTCGACTTCGATACTGTATGTGACTCGCTTGACTTCCGTGCGCAATTCATCGATCGATGAATACGCGTTGAGTCTTTTATTCACATTAAATCCTTTCTTCTCGAGTCTCGCCAATTTGTTCAGGATATCCGCCTTTTCTTCGTCGACAGATGTAAATCCGTTCGTCGGTCGTTCTTCTTGTTCGCGTTCGTACACACCACCGTCATCCACGTCATCGTCGTAGAACATTGGTTCATCTTCACCGTAATCAATTTCTTCGTTTTCCATTCTCGGGGGTGGGGCCTGTTTATTTGGGTTCGCGAATGCATCCAACTCTTCCTGTTGTGGTGCGGGTCTAGACTGGACTCTTCGCGGAGGGCCCGGTGCTGGGCGTCTGGGGGTTTGTATTCTGGGGGCACTGATGTGAATTTCATCCATGAGCGCCTGTTCATCTGCGTCAAGTTTCATGACTGTGGCATTTCCTCGGTCGAGAACAATCTCTTCGTCCATCTACCCTTTAACTTGAAAGTATTAGAAATTCTTTAACGCACTTTATAAAAAAAATATCAGTAAACTATAAATGTTTAAGCTCAATCTCAACAAAGCCGACCGCGGCGCTGTCATGGCTATCTTGGTTATCATCGGTACCATCTACTTGTTGACTCTCCTGAAGTCTCGCCGCAGTGGTTATCAGGCCAGGCCGATCGTCATCAAGGCGAAGACCGAAAAGTCCATCTTCGATCTTGAGCATAAGCTCGAGTGTGTCGCCGGTCCTCAGAAGACGGCTGGATACTACAGCCGATCCCTGACCCCAGGTGGTATCTGTGGTGCGCAAAAGGTCATTCGCGATGCCGATGATTATGAAATCACGGATGGAATCGGTGGTGTTTTAATCTAGGCGTATAATAGTAAAATGGCACTCGTTACGGCGATTTCCCCGAGTATTCCGGATATCGATTATGAATTTCATACGATCACTCTCGATAGTGTTGGACAGGACAGTGCGAATACTTTCACAGTGTACCTGAGCACACCTCTCCGAAATGTCGTGCAAGCGAGACTTCTCGGTGCGCACATTCACACATCGGACACGACGGAACATTGTCACGTGTCGATCGCGGAACTCGATTCTATATTCACGGATCGAGCCTCTAAAGACCCACCACAATCAGTCTCGTCTCAACCGGCGTTGTCTGTTCTTCGAAACTCGTTCGCGAGTCTCATTAGTGAGTCTAACACGCACACGGGTGCGAATGATTTAATCGTGTTCAGAGACAACTATCCAATCGTAACACAATACATTGATCCCATTAACACAATCGATCGATTCACGGTGACCATCCGTGATCAAAACGGTGACACCATTGAAGATGGTGCCACGGGTGAGAATTTTTTGATTCTTCAATTTGTTTGCAGGAAACCCAATATGCGGAGCTTTTAGGTAAAAATAACATCAAGGTAATATAAATGTCTTCTGGTATCGTCCAACTCATCGCCATAGGTGCACAAGATGAACACATCATGGGTGAGCCAGAGGTCTCGTTTTTTAATTCTTCTTTCAAGAGGCACTCCAACTTTTCACAATCTCTCGAACAGCAGACGATACAGGGAGCTGTGAATAGTAACTCTATGTCGACCATCCGTTTCGAAAAAACGGGTGATCTTTTGGGATATGTATATCTCACGATCGACGACCACACGAAGTCGTTAGATTCTTTAAACTGGACAACACTGATAGAAAGTGTAGAACTTTTAATAGGTGGTCATGTGATCGACACACAGGATTCTATTTTCTGTGAGAAGATTGCGATAGATACCTTTGCGAACAACGTCTCCAAATCATCGAACGGCCCGCATCCGGGTCTGAGCTCTCGGTCGTATTTCTACCCGTTACGTTTCTTCTTTTGTGAACATCATCAAAGTGCAATTCCGATGTGTGCGTTACAATATCATAACGTCGAGGTTCGCATTCGATGGGGACCCGATGCACATCTTTATAATTGGGAAGCGTTTGCTAATTATTATTATTTAGATAACGATGAACGCGCCACCATGGCTTCGCGAAGCCATAATATTCTTATTCATCAAGTTCAAAAGAACATCCCCTCCGGTGAATTGATTCAAGAGCTCAGTTTTAATCATCCCGTCAAATATATTGCGTGTTCAAATACGAGTTATACAAGCGCGCTCACATCGGATTCAAATAAAGTGAAAATAAGCATCAATGGTACGGACATTGGTATTTACAAGTGGGCAAGACCCCATTACATCGATGTTGCTTCATTTTATCATACAAATTACGTGACGTCGCCCGACATCTTCTTACATTGTTTCTGTCTCACGACGAGTCTCCTACAACCCACAGGAACGCTCAATTTTAGTCGTCTCGATTCGGCAATGATACACAGTGAAACCTTACCAATAAACGACCCGATTTACGCGGTAAATTACAACATCCTCAGAATAAATAATGGCATGGCTGGTCTCATCTACGCCAATTAAAATACGAGATTATATAAATGGTGAAGAACTTGAGTACCATCGATAGATCAGAGAAGATCAGGCTTGGTAAAAATACATCGGATTACCAACCCGAAAATACGATTGTACTCAACGCAACATCGGAAATTTTTCCGAGTCTCACAGCGAATTCATTTTACGTGGCACCTCTACGATATGATTTCGACCAGCGGGCGACTTCAAATACGATTGTATATAATTTTGTAACGAAGGAGATTGTCGATATTGGTCCAGGGTCGCGTGTAAGTCTTGAAGATGTACTCATCACGGGTAACGTGACGGCAAATACAGCTGAATTTAATAATACATTCACGGGTTTAGTTACACTGTCGAATGTTGGTATAGGGAATGCAAATCCAATCCACTTACTCGATGTTGGAAATAACTTTTACATTAATCGCGGGGGTGACGTGTGGATTGGTGGCGAATTGTTCGTCGCGGGAAACACGTCGACGATTAACACACAGAATCTCACGATTAAGGATCCAATCATAGAGATTGCGCGAAACAACCCCGGGATAAACGACATCGGGGTCATGATGACCAGAACAGTCGCGGGGAGTAATGTGGCCATGATTTATAAAGAGGGTAGTGATCAACTTTCATTTGGATATACCGCGAGTAATGCGACGGACCAAAATGTCGTACTTAATGCATCAAATCCTTTAGATGTTAAGGTGTATGGTGATTTATACACGACGGGTAATACGAATGTTGGTGCGTGGACGTTTCATGAGACACAGACACCCGTACAAACCGTAGTGTACGGTTCGTCAAATGTAAACGTTGTGTCACCCGTCACCGGTGTTTTGAACATGACGATTCAGTCCACACAACTCGGTTTTGGAAACGAACTCGAAGTCACGCTCAACGGGACGCGAATCGGTATCGTAAACGACGCGAGTCCGGGTCCGGTTGTGATCACAGAGAATATCGTAAAGGGAGATGTTCTCGTGATTGACACAAACTTTGGATTTGGTTTTTTGATTACGAACTACTATATATCCTACATAAATACAGTGTTTTCGTTAATATCATACGATCGTACAAATACGTTTACGATTTATGATGCAACGAAGGTTGGTATTCTTCAAGACATACCGACACACACCTTAGACGTCGGGTCTAATTTGTATGTACAAGACAGTGGGACTTCCAATGTACTCGGCGTGACCGGTAATACATACGTGAGTGGTGACGTGACTATTCGCGGTAACGCGTCGTTTTCAAACAATCTACACGTGACAAAGTCTATAGTATCTTTAGCGAATATCAATGTTGGAAATGACCTCACCGTGACTGGAAATGCGTTCATGTCGTCGAATGTTGTCGTGAGTGGAAACACCGACGTACAATCAGACTTGAATGTTACCGGCAACGTGTTCGTCTCGTCTAATGTGATCGTGAGTGGAAACACGGATGTACGATCAAACTTAAACATTGATGGGAACGCACACGTACATTCTGAGTTAAACGTGGACGGGAACGTCTTTGTGAGCTCGAACATTGTGGTCACCGGAAATACAGATATGCGTTCCGAACTCAACGTGGATGGAAATGTATTCGTGGCCTCAAACATCGTGGTTACCGGAAATACAGACATGCGGTCTGAACTCAATGTCGATGGAAATGTATTTGTTGCATCAAATATCATTGTATCCGGAAATACGGACATACGATCTGAACTTAACGTCGATGGAAATGCATACATGCATTCCGAGTTAAATGTCGATGGAAACATCTTTGTGAGCTCGAATCTCGTCGTGACCGGAAACACAGACGTACAATCCGAACTCAATGTCGATGGGAATATCTTTGTGTCTGGAAATACGGATATTTCATCGGAACTCAATGTTACGGGGAATGTCTTCGTGGCCTCAAACATCGTGGTCACTGGAAATACAGACATGCGCTCGGAACTTAACGTGGATGGAAATGTATTCGTCGCGTCGAATATCATCGTATCTGGAAATACGGACATACAATCTGAACTCAATGTCGATGGAAATGTATTTGTGAGTGGTAATACAGATGTTTTGTCTGAACTCAATGTCAGTGGAAACGTCGATGTACAATCCAATCTCGTCGTTCACGGAAATACGGAAATACAATCCAATCTCACTGTCGGTGGCAATACCGACGTACTATCCGAACTTAATGTATCCGGAAACGTAGACGTACAATCGAATCTCGTCGTTCACGGAAACACCGAGATACAATCGAATCTTACCGTGAGTGGTAACACAGATATCTCATCGGAACTCAATGTCGCCGGGAACGTCTTCGTGACATCAAATATCATCGTCACCGGAAATACCGACATACGTTCAGAACTTAACGTAGACGGAAACGTATTCGTGTCGTCGAATGCTGTCATCACCGGAAACGTGGATGTGTCCAAGCAAGTCAATGTGACCGGGAATATCTATGCGCGCTCCAATGTGGATGTCTCC